CGAAACATCCCCCCAAAAAGAGATATTTCTCAACTTTTTTGTGAATCCACTTTACGTGGAGTCCATAAAGGTTCATATATAGATCGAACTGAAGGTGGTATGGTAGATTATCATACTGTCCACAAGATCTTTTTTGAGAATAAGAGAAATATTTCACAGCTTGATTGTACTGTAAACTGCTGGCATGGGTATAGCACTGTATTGACGCAAGTCGGTCAATGTGGTATGCCTTTAGTGTCAGACTCAGCATATGGTCCAATCATATTGGGTATTCATGTTCTTGGTAATCCTAAACATGAAATTTGCGCCTTGCAAGTGTCCAGACAATATGTCACGGAGAAAATGCGTCTTGTTGATGCATATATTATCCAGAGTAGCGAACCTCGCTTAAGTTTGGAAAATAAATCTGTGACTGTTGGTCCACTATCTACAAAGTGTCCAGCCAGATATTTATCTGAAGGGACTCTACGTGTATATGGATCTTTCACTGGATTTAAGGGTAAACACAAATCCAAGGTGGTTGATTCTCCTTTACAAGAGAAACTTATTCCCCATGGCTATCGCAAGAAATATGATCAACCAATCATGAACTCTTGGGAACCGTGGCACCTTGCATTGAAAGATATGTCTAACCCTGTAACTCAAATGCGCATGGATATTCTTGAGGATTGTAAACAATCATTTATCTCCGATATCCTTGGATCGCTTACTGCAAACGATCTTAAAGATGTTATGGTTTATGACGATTTTACAGCCATCAATGGTGCAGCTGGTGTCACTTATGTTGATAAGTTGAACAGAAATACCAGTGCCGGCAATCCTTGGAAACAATCCAAAAAGTTTGTCATCGATGGTGTTGATCCTCGTGATAGTGCACCTGATGGCATAAAATTCAATAAAGAAGTAATGTCTAGAGTACAAGATTGTCTTAAATCTTACCAGAAAGGTGAACGATATATGACAAATTTTTGTGCTCATCTTAAAGATGAAGCTACTTCTTACAAGAAAATTGCTGCCAAAAAGACTCGTGTCTTTACTGGAGCACCTTTGGATTATTCTATTGTTGTGCGTAAATACCTTTTATCGATCATTAAGTTGATCCAATCCAATCGATTCATTTTTGAATCTGGACCAGGTACTATTGCACAATCAACGGAATGGCAAGATATTCGATCTTACCTTATTACATTTGGTGAAGATCGCATGGTTGCTGGTGATTACGGAAAATTCGATAAACGAATGTCTTCTTGCATGATACTTGCTGCTTTTGATATCATCATCGCAATCTGCAAAAAAGCAGGTTATACCAATGAAGATTGTCAAGTTATTGCAGGAATTGCAGAAGACACTTCTTTTCCATTAGTTGATTTTAATGGAGATCTTATTGAATTCTATGGATCCAATCCATCTGGACATCCCTTAACAGTTATCATTAACGGTTTGGTCAATTCTTTATATATGCGTTATTGTTATGCAGTTCTCTCTCCTGAGAAAAATGCTAGACAGTTTCAAAAACATATTAAATTGATGACTTATGGTGATGATAATGTTATGGGTGTATCCAAAGACATTGATTTTTTCAATCACACTGCTATCCAGCAGGTATTGGCAAATGTCGATGTAACCTATACTATGGCCGAGAAGGAGGCCGCATCTGTCCCATTCATTCATATTAATGATGTATCTTTTTTAAAAAGATATTGGAAATATGATGATGATATTGGTGCTTATGTTTGTCCTCTAGAGCATGAATCTATTGAGAAGATGCTCATGGTTATGGTGAAATCTAAGTCTGTACCAATTGAACAACAAGTTGTTGATGTGGTGGGTACAGCTCTACGTGAGTATTTTTGGTATGGTAAACAAACTTTTGAAAACAAAAGAACCCTATTGCTAGGTCTTTTGGATGAAGACTGTTACCGTCCGTATATACATGGTGGTAATACACCCACGTGGGACGAGCTATATGACGCTTTTTGGTCATATAGTGCGTAATTCACATAGTCTGATGGTAAGGACGTTAAACTTTACCCCTCATGTGGAGGTTAAACACCGTGGCATTAGGCTGGTTCCCTTTTGCAACGTAAAATTTACTTCGAAAGATATTTTCAGGTTCGCTTCCCGAATAAGAAGCAACTGCTGCCTTTGTAAGCAAGATTACAAAGATGTATTGGAACCTCTCACTTTAACTCAAATTAAAGACCAATACATGAAAGAGATTGAAAATTTTGAATATGATGATATTGATGATCTATCATTAGCTTCGCAAAAAAGTGTTTCCGACGATGGGAAAATGAAGGTACAATCTAGCGATATTCCTGTTACCACTGGTGAGACAACGACTGATCAACAAGAAATTGTTGGTTATTCGGAACCAGCTGATGGTACGGAAGTTAAAAATGCTGCTATTTATGATTCAGTGATGTCTGACATTTATACTGAGGATTATGGATTAGGTAATTTCCTATCACGTCCAGTGCTTATTGATACTTTTGATATTCCTGTGGGATCGGATTTTACAACTCGAACCCTGACACCTTGGAAATCATTTTTTGAAGATGCACGGATTAAACGAAAGATTGATAATTATGGTTACATCCAATGTAAACTCAAAGTCAGAATCTTGATCAATTCCTCCCCATTTGTTTATGGCATGGTAGGAGCATCATATCATGCCCTAGCGGGATTTGTGGAGGTCGATTCATTGAATAATTCGGCTACACCTATATCTCAGCGTCCTACTATTTATCTTGAGTCCCAATATAGTAAGGGAGGTGATATGGAGTTTCCTTTCTTTTACTATAAAAACTGGTTAGATTTAACGTCAGAAGCTGATGTTGAAGATATGGGTGAACTCGTGTTTTGGCAAGTAGCTCAAACTAAACCAGCTAATGCTGGATTAACAGTTACACCAACTGTGTCTGTGTATGCTTGGGCCGAAGAAGTTAGATTGGCTGCAAATACAGTCACTCTATCTCTTCAATCCAAGGATGAGTATGGTCAAGGACCTGTTGGTAAAACTGCATCAAGTGTTGCTAAATATAGTTCATCCTTAGAAGATATTCCTGTTATTGGACAGTTTGCTAGGGCTACAACCATAGGTGCTTCTGCTGTTTCTTCTATAGCAAATCTGTTTGGTTGGACCAACGTTCCAGTTATAGATGATGCAGCTCCATACAAGAGTATGCCTTTCCATGGTTTAGCATCATCAGATATTGGTAATGTAGTTGAGAAACTAACATTGGATCCAAAGAATGAATTATCTGTGGATCCAAAAACAGTTGGTTTACCATCACAGGATGAATTATCTATATCATATCTGGCATCTAAGGAAGCTTATATTGATTCTGCCTTGTGGCAAACATCTGATAACCCAGATACCTCATTATTGAGAGTCAATGTAACACCATCCATTTGTGATACTGTGGCAGCCACAAATCAAACCATTTTGTTGGATTCCCCTATGGGTATGATATCTAGAATGTTTGCTTATTGGCGTGGTGATATTATAATTCGTCTCAAAATTATTTGTTCGCCGTATCATAAAGGTCGTTTACGAGTGTCTTTTGATCCAGTAGGTGATCTTTTCGGTTCTGCTGAATCTACTACAGTAATCCAAACTAAGATTATTGACATTTCAGAAAATCAAGATGTATCATTCCGTATTCCATATATGGCTAAGACCAATTGGTTGAAAACTCCTATTATATTGAATCAACAGCACATGAAGAATGCGGAAACCAATACCACCTATGCGCCATTAGAGTGTAATGGTCGTTTTGAGGTTCGTGTTCTGAATGAACTTAGTGCCCCAGTGGATACTGCAGATGTGCGAGTAGCTATGTGGGTACGCGGTGCAGATAATTTGGAATTCTCCAATCCTAAGGATATTGAAGTTATTGATGGAACTACTCAAAAGGATGTTTCACAATTTACGATTCAATCCATGGATACACCAGTGGATGATGATAATTGCTACGTTCTTGGTAAAGTGAATCCTCCAGTGGAGGATAGATACTTGATCAATATGGGTGAGAATGTAAAATCTTTGCGTACCCTTCTGCGACGATCTGTTTATATTAATACAGAAAGAGGTGCAGATAATGGTGCGGCTGATGATTCGGCTACATATTATAGAATGTATATGTCTAAATATCCACCTTTTTTGGGATTTGATGCTAATGGCATTCATGGTGCACAGCAAATTGTGGGCGCCACAACTGATGTGGGGTACAATTTCACAACCACTCATCCCTACACATTTATTTCTCCCTGTTTTGTAGGACAGAGAGGATCAACAATTTGGCATTTTAATGTAAGATCTCCTGAGCACGTGGATTCTATCCGCGTAAGACGTGTTCCACGAATTTATAATGCTCCACTTAATCGTGCAGATTTAAGACAACTCACAACTAACATTGTGAATTCGTCTTACTCTAATACTGCACGTGGTGGGTATTCTCGAGGAAGCGCCTGTTCTGGAGGTGCCGCATTAATTAACCAAAAAACCCAAACTGGGCTTTCTGTATTATTCCCACAATACAATGAGTTCAGATTTGTTGGTACTTATCCATCAACAGCCGTTTTTGGCACGAGTACTGATAGTACCACAAATGAATTGGCTGCTTTGGAGATGGTAACATCTAATAAAAATGATAATACTATTGTATCTTATGATAGATATTTTTCAGTAGGAACAGATTTTACTCTGTTCTGTTTTATGAATGTTCCTCCAAGGTATCTACAAGCCACCCCAACTGCAGCTAGTTTCTAGTTGTGGTTTAGAATAAAAGAGTCGCGTAAACGCGTAATGTATCCGGTACGGCCGGCCTCTTTTTCCACAATGTGGTTTTTTAAAGTTGCGAGGATGTATTTCCCGTTGTAACACTTAAAGTTATATTTAACTGAGCTTTTTTAGGCAAAGTTGAATTACTATTGGACTGTTTTTTACAGAGTATACAACGGGAACTCCCCGTTGTTTACTTGAATTTTTAAAGTTAAACCAAACAATAGTCGTAAACTTTTAAAGTGTTGTCGCTACATTAGTC